GTTCGGATCGAACGTCCCGCAGGAGAAATATAGTCGGGGAAAGCCACACGGATGAGCCCTTCAAGAACCTCGCTGTCATTCAGACCGTCCTTTTCACCAACCGCATTTTTTCTGGCGGCGGTTCTCTGTTTTCTTGCCTGAAGAAGAAGGGTGAAGAAGGTGCCGCCGCATAATGCGTATTCTTTGTTTTCCAGCATGAAAACACCTCATTTGCAAGTATTGACACTATTAACGCAGTTGACGCTATTGAGTGCTGTTCACTGTTTACAGCAACACTATTGTATATAGGATGAGCCTCAGAGATTGAATCTCTGGGGCTTTATTTTTTGATGATTGTGCATGTATCAATTATAGCACGGTTTTTCTCTTTTTATAAGGAAAAATTCTAATCAAAAAGCGGTGACCAAATCGGATGTATGTGTCCGCTTCTATGTAGAGAAAGATTTTTAAGGTGGTGGTAGGAAGAGACAAATTCGGTTTCCCTAGGTAAGTCAATCTGTTGTCCAAGATGGCCATAGGACGGCGGGATGCGAATAGGGATGCTGACAGGTAATGAGCTTGTCAGTATCTCTATGCTCCCACCGTGCTTCTTTATGCCCGTTTTCGGACTGAAGCCCGTGCGTAGTTTTGCATCCCGCCGTTCGGCAAGAACGAAAGGAACGCAAAACTATGAAAATCAAACTCAACGGCATCATCAAAGACTACTCCGCGCAGGAGGTCAAGGTACTCCAACATCAGGGACATCGTTTCCAGTTCAGTAAGAAGATGGGCGTGTATGTCCCCGCCCCGATTCAGATCCACGAAAATGGAAGATTTCGGGATACGGGCATGGACGAACTCGTCCGGCGAAAGGCTGCCGGCGAGAAGTTTCTCAAGGCGTCGGGGCGAGCAATTTATGCACCTGTCGATGTCGATCAATACTCTGCTGTCATGCGACCGATCTGGCGGGAGGATAAGCGGGAAAAGCGTGGGCAGCACTGTATCTATGAAGGAAAACCCTGCTGCGCCAACCGCAGCTGTGATGGATGCTCACATCCCGTGTATCGGACAATCTCCTTGGAGCGTGCGGTGGAACTCAACGATCCCGCGCTTCCCGTTCACGAGGATGTCACCGAGACCGTCAGTTGCAGAGAGCGCAATCGCAAATTGTACGAGGCTCTCGGTGAACTCGATCCCATCGACCATGAAATTCTCGTCCGCAGAGCGGCGGGAGAGTCGGAGCGTGCCATTGCCACCGCTGTCGGCTTCAAATCTAAGGAAAGCATTCGTAAGCGCATGAATAAGTTCATGCCAGGGCTTCAGGCACAGCTCAAAGATTTTATGTAAAAATCGGTGACCAAAACATACGGCGGTGTCCTCTTCTTTATAGGAAGGTGAAAATACCCGCAGTCAATCGAAAGGAAGTGATCTCCATGCGGGAGGAAAATGAAGCAATAGCCCAGCTTATCGGCGCTCTTCACCGACTGGTTAATGTCTTGGAGGAATTCGTGCAGAGTTCCGAAGGAGAGGAACCGTTGCCAACGGAGAAGACAGAAGCACCGACCCTTGAGGAGGTACGCGCCGTACTTGCGAAACTCTCTGTCGAAGGACACAGTGCCGCCGTCAAGGCACTGATTGCCAAGTTCGGTGCGGACAAACTCAGCGAGCTTGCGCCGGAGCAGTATGCGGCACTCTTGAAGGAGGCTGAGCACATTGGCACGTAAACACGCCGTTCTCTCTGCATCCTCTGCCGCACGTTGGATTGCCTGTCCGCCGTCGGCGCGGCTCAATGCGGAGCAATCCGACACGCCGAGCGAGTACGCTGCACAGGGAACGGATGCACATACACTATGTGAGTACAAACTCCGCAAGGCTCTGGGCGAGCGAGTACGCGATCCGACCAAGAAGCTGTCCTCCTATGACAGCGAGATGGAAGAGTGTGCCGAATTCTATGCCCAGTTCGTTATGGGGCTTGTGGCGCAGTTCCGCGAGGAGTCGAAGGATACGATGGTGTCTGTGGAGCAGCGGGTGGACTTCTCGGACTTCGTTCCGGACGGCTTCGGCACAGCCGACACGCTCATCATCTCCGGCAAGACCGTCTGCATCGTGGACTACAAGCACGGCAAGGGGATTGAGGTCAGTGCTGAGCGCAATCCGCAGATGATGTGCTATGCGCTCGGCTGCATCCAGATGTTCGACGGACTGTATGACATTGAGTCGATCTGGATGATTATCTTCCAACCGAGGCTCAGCAACATCTCGGAATGCACCATCTCCAAGGCAGACCTTCTGGCATGGGCGCAAGACACGCTCGTACCTGCAGCAAAACTGGCATACGCGGGGGAGGGCGCATTCTGTGCGGGGGCACACTGTCAGTTCTGCAGGATCAAGGCAACGTGCCGCAAACGCGCGGAGTACAATCTGGAACTCGCCCGGTATGACTTTGAGATGCCACCGACACTGGAAGACTCCGAGGTGGAAGCGGTGCTTGCAAAGGCTGACATGCTCGCCGCATGGGTCAGTGACATCAAGGAGTATGCCCTGCAGCGGGCGATCCAAGGAAAACAGTGGACGGACTGGAAACTGGTGGAAGGTCGCTCGAATCGGAAATATACCCATGAGGCGGCGGTCGCCAAGACAGTCAAGGAAGCAGGTTATGAGCCGTATGAACAGAAACTGCTCGGGATTACGGCAATGACCAGTCTGCTCGGAAAAAATAAGTTTGAGGAACTGCTCGGAGGCTTCATCGTAAAACCGCAGGGGAAACCAACCCTCGCTCCCATGAGCGACAAGCGGCCTGTGATGAATACTGCAGCAGAAGATTTTAAGGAAAGTTGAGGAAAAGTACCATGGCAAAAGTTATCAATCCGACAAAAGTGATCACGGGAGTCAAGACACGTTGGAGCTATGCCAACGTCTGGCAGGCAAAGTCCATCAACGGCGGTACGCCGAAGTTCAGTGTCTCGCTTATTATTCCCAAGTCCGACACCAAGACCGTGACGGCAGTCAAGAATGCCATTCAAGCCGCATATGAGGAAGGGCAATCAAAGCTCAAGGGCAACAGCAAGTCTGTCCCTGCACTCACGGCAATCAAGACGCCGCTTCGTGACGGCGATGCGGAACGCCCGGACGATGAGGCATACAAGGACAGCTACTTCATCAATGCCAACTCGGCTACGGCTCCCGGCATCGTGGATGCCGCCCGTAATCCAATCATCGAGCACTCGGAGGTCTACTCCGGTGTGTACGGGCGCGCAAGCATCAACTTCTACGCATTCAACAGTAATGGCAATCGCGGAATTGCCTGTGGGCTGAACAACCTGCAGAAGATTTCCGACGGTGAGCCGCTCGGCGGCAAGACACGCGCTGAGGATGACTTCGCCGATGAGGACGAAGATTTCCTCAGCTAAATAGGACTAGGTGACATGGGCAGTGGGGATTCGTCCTCGCTGCTTTTGTTACGGAAGGAGAAGTGACATGGAATCATTGTCTATTGATCTTGAAACTCGGAGCAGTGTAGATATTGGGAAAAGCGGCGTTTATCGCTATGCCGAAGCTGAGGACTTTGCGATCCTGCTTTTTGGCTATGCCGTGGATGGAGGTACGGTGCAGGTCGTTGACCTCGTTAATGGGGAGCCGGATCCCGAAGGAGATTCTGGATGCTCTGACCGATGAGAGCGTCATCAAGTGGGCGTTTAATGCCAACTTTGAGCGTGTGTGTCTGTCGCGTTACTTGTCGGACTTGGGGATAGACCTCGATCCGTTCCGTGACAATCATCCGCTTTCCAAAGAGTGTTCCCGTTTTTTGAGTCCCCAGAGCTGGCGATGCACAATGGTCTGGTCTGCCTATATGGGACTTCCACTCTCACTTGCCGCTGTCGGTAGGGTGTTGGGATTGGAAGAGCAGAAAATGACCGAGGGCAAGGCTCTGATACGATATTTTTCTACGTCTCCGTTCCACAAACCCACGGGAGAGAGATGGGAACTCTTCAAAGACTACAACCGTCGCGATGTGGAAGTGGAGATGGCGATTCAGAAACGTCTGTCCAAATATCCTGTGCCGCAATCGGTGTGGGAGGAATATGTACTCGACCAAGAAATCAATGATCGCGGGATACGTCTGGATATGCCGCTTGTGGAGAACGCCGTTCAGATTGACGCACGCACGAAGGAGAGGCTGTCGGATAGGTTGAAAGCTCTGACGGGGCTTGAGAATCCGAACAGCGTGGCACAGATGAAGGCATGGCTCAAAGAGCGCGGTGTCGAAACGGAGTCGCTCGACAAGAAGTCCGTGACAGCCTTGCTCAAGACCGCCCAGTCTCCTGTCTCCGATGTACTGGCGCTTCGTCAGCAGCTTGCGAAATCCTCGGTGAAGAAATATCAGGCAATGCAGAATACCGTTTGTGCGGATGGCAGAGCACGAGGAATGTTTCAGTTCTATGGGGCGAACCGTACCGGGCGGTTTTCGGGACGCCACATTCAATTACAAAATCTTCCGCAGAATCATCTCTCCGACCTCAAGTGCGCCCGTGACCTCGTACGGCAGGGAAATTATGAAGCACTGGAAATGCTCTATGGCTCCGTGCCGGATGTGCTTTCTCAGCTTATCCGTACAGCCTTTATCCCAAAGGCGGGCAGGAAATTCATCGTTGCGGACTTTGCTGCCATCGAGGCACGGGTGCTGTCATGGCTTGCCAAGGAACGATGGCGCATGGATGTTTTCGAGGGCGACGGAGACATCTACTGTGCCACAGCAGGTAGGATGTTTCATTGTAATGTGGTGAAACACGGCGAGAACGGGCATCTTCGGCAAAAAGGGAAACAGGCAGAACTGGCGTGTATCGCTGAGGGACAGCTTGTCCTTACGAATGAAGGACTTGTCCCTATTGAGTGCGTTCGCATGGAGCATTTGCTCTGGGACGGAGAAAGCTGGGTTAGCCATGATGGTGTCATTTTTAAGGGTGAACGGGAGGTAATTACCTATGAAGGTCTTACAGCAACCCCAGATCATCTCGTCTGGGTCGAGGGGAAAGCGCAGCCGATACAGTTTGGAGATGCTGCCTCCTGCGGCGCACATCTCGTACAAACAGGGACGGCAATTCGGCTAGGTGAGAATCATCAGCGTACGGCTCGACTTTATGACATCCGAAATGCCGGAAAGCATCATCGTTTTACCGTATCGGGGAAATTAGTCCACAACTGCGGCTACGGCGGATCCGTCGGTGCACTGAAAGCGTTCGGCGCATTGGAATCCGGGATGAAGGAAGAGGAGCTGAAGCCGCTCGTGGATGCTTGGCGTGCAACAAATCCGAACATCGTGGATTTCTGGTGGGCAGTCGACCGAGCCGCAAAGGACTGCATTAAGGAGCGCAGCACGAAGGTCACACATGGTATCCGGTTCATCTATCAGGGCAGCATGATGTTCATCGAACTACCGAGCGGACGCAGACTTGCCTATGTGAAGCCGCGCATTGGAGAGAATCAGTTTGGCGGCGAATCCATCACCTATATGGGACTCGATCTCTCAAAAAAGTGGACGCGGATTGAATCCTACGGACCGAAGCTCGTGGAAAACATCACACAGGCCATCAGCCGTGACATTCTCTGCTACGCCATGCAGACGCTGCGGTCGATGGATATTGTCGCTCATGTCCATGATGAACTCATCATCGAATGCGACGAGCGGGTTGATTTATCAGCTGTTTGTATGCAGATGGCGCGAACTCCGCCTTGGGCAGACGGCCTCCTGCTCTGCGCCGACGGTTTTGCGTGCAAATTCTATCAGAAAGACTAATTTCCATCCTCCTGCAAAAGCAGGAGGATTTTTGGTGACCAAAACCTCCCGGTTCGTCCTCTTACTGATGAGAGGAACTAATCAGTTTTCAAAGGGAGGAAATCTTATGTTCTATGTTAAGGAAAATATCAATGACTCTATGGAGGTCACGGTGGAAATCAATGACGAGAACGTCTTCTGCCATTGTCCGCGCTGTGGAGCGGAAGTGTCCGTCGATTTCAACGAGTTCTTCGGCGATACGGAGTTTGACCTCTTTGGTACGGCGATCTGCTGCACGGAGTGCAGCCGGAAGGTACGGTGCGAGAAATGATCGAGTTTAGAAACCATGAGGGCTACGCCGACCCAACGGCGCACGCCGCTCTGACAAAGGTATTTCGACAGAATCAGTTCGTCTACATCTGCTCACCCTATCGGGACAGCCCGCACGTCAACGTTATGCGGGCGCGGCAGTACTGCAAATTTGCAGTAAGTAGTGGGCGCATTCCGATTGCCCCGCATCTGTATTTTCCGCAGTTTCTGTCAGAGATTAAGGAGCGCGGGAAGGCAATGTCCATGAACCTCGAACTTTTGCGGCTGTGCGGCGAGGTCTGGGTGTTCGGCGAGAGAATTACTGAGGGCATGGAAGCGGAGATTGCCCATGCCGGGAGGCTGCAAAAGAACATCCGCTATTTCACAACCAAATGCGAGGAGGTATCAGGATGAGAGACTTGGCAATTGCCTATGGAAATAGCCGTCAGGCAAAGAATTGGGTGAATAAAACCATTCGGTACGAGGATTTGAAGGAGCGGCTCAAGGTCACCATCCGTACAGCGGAATCTGCGGAAGAATACGCAAAGATGTCAAAGGCACAGAGAGATGTGGCAAAAGACCACGGCGGATTTGTCGGCGGTGCGCTGAAAGGCGGTCGCCGCAAGGTTGATGCCGTGGAACTGCGCTCGATGATCGCTCTGGACGGCGACCGTATTGACAAAGCATTCCTTGATGCCTATGAACAGAATGCACCGTACACTTCGTGCCTTTACACCACGCATTCCAGTACGGAGATGAATCCACGCGTAAGACTGGTGTTCCCGCTGCTGCGGGATGTCACCTCGGAGGAGTTTGTGGCAGTGTCCCGGTATCTGGCGCAGATGCTGGGTATCGACTTTTTCGATGAATGCTCCTATCAGCCGAATCAGCTGATGTACTGGCCGTCCTCTCCGCAGAACGGTGTATTTGTCTTCAAAGAAGTGGAAAAGGAATGGCTCGACCCGGACGCGATCCTGTCGGCGCACCCAGAATGGACGGATCCGACGAGGCTTCCCACATCCTCTCGTGAGAGCAAGGCGAATCAGGTCACGCAGCAGAAGGTGCAGGATCCTCTTGAAAAAGAAGGCACGGTCGGAATCTTCAACCGGGTATTCTTTCCCGTCACCCGTGCTCTTGAAACATTCCTTTCCGGCATATACGAGCCGACCGAGAGCGAAAGCCGCTGGCACCTCATCGCATCCGGCAGCATTGCGGGCGTGGAGATCAAGGATGAAAAGTTTGTCTATTCCCACCATGCGAAAGACCCGGCATATCTGAAACTCTGTAATGCCTTCGACATCGTCCGTATCCACAAGTTCGGTGATCTGGATGATAAGGCATCCTTCCGCGCCATGTGCGATTTTGCCATGCAGCAGGATGAGGTCAAAATCGTGGCGGCAAACGAGCGACTGAGTGAGGCAGAAAAAGACTTTGCGGAATCTGTCGATGACGAGTGGAAGAAACGTCTGCAGCGCAATAAGAACGGTGTACTGGAAAACAACCTCCACAATATCCGGCTCATAATGGAGAACGATCCGTACATGAAGAACATCGTGTTCAATCAGCTGGCGGACGGCATGGAGATTCGCGGCGCGGTTCCGTGGAAACATCCTGCGCGGTTCTGGCGGGATGCGGACGATGCACAGCTCATCTGCTATATTGACGCAAGCTACGGATCCTTTTCACAGAGAAATTATGACATTGCCGTGACCAAGGCCGCAGATGACCGCTCCTACCATCCGATCAAGGAGTATTTCGACGGTCTGCCGGTGTGGGACGAGATGCCGAGAGTGGACACCGTCCTGATTGATTATCTGGGGGCGCAGGACAACGCCTACGTCCGCGCTGTGACCAGAAAGGCACTTTGCGCGGCATATATGCGCATCTATCATCCCGGCATCAAATTCGACTACATCACGGTGCTCAACGGAAATCAGGGCATCGGGAAATCCACGCTGATCGCCAAACTTGGCATGGCGTGGTTCGCCGACAGCCTGACTCTTTCCGACATGAACGATAAGACGGCAGCGGAGAAGCTGCAGGGCTACTGGATTCACGAGATCGGTGAGATGGCAGGTATGCGTAAAGCAGAGCTTGAGAAGGTGAAGGCGTTTGTATCGAGGCAGGATGATAAGTACCGCGCCTCTTTCGGCAGACGGGTCACACCTCATCCGAGACAGTGCATCTTTTTCGGCACGACCAACAGCGAGAACGGGTATCTTCGCGACATTACGGGAAACCGCAGGTTCTGGAACGTCAAGGTTACGGGCGGCGGCAGAATGAAGCCTTGGGATCTTGACCAAGAGACGGTGGATCAAATCTGGGCGGAGGTCATCGTTCTTTCCAATGCCGGAGAGGAACTGTTTCTCGACCACACCTTGGAGGACTATGCCAGGAAGGAACAGTCCGAGGCGATGGAGCAGGATGACCGTGAAGGTCTTGTCGCACGTTATCTCGATATGCTTCTGCCGGAAACATGGGACACGATGGACGTGCATCAGAGAAGGGATTATGTGCAAGACCCGGACGGTCTCCTGAATGCCAAAGGAACGATGCGCCGAGAGACCGTTTCCAACATCGAGATATGGTGCGAATGCTTTGGCAAAGCGAAGGAGGACATCAAACCTGCGGACAGTTATGCCATATCTGCGATTATGGCAAGGCTTCCCGACTGGTCGCGTCCTGAAACGAGGCGGCGCATTCCGATATACGGTCTTCAGCGCCTTTATAAAAAGATGTGACAAGACGGTGTGACAAGGTGGTTCGTGTGACAACGGAGGTAAAAGTTGTCACACTTCTATCGCCGTGTTTCTTGGCAGTTATGACGATTTGTGACGGACAAGACAGTAAATTCTATATAAGAGAAAAACAGTAAATATATACCCATAAGGGGAAAACGCACACATATTCGCGCGTATAGGATTTTTAGTCACTGTCGTCACGGGGGAAAACGATGCGGGAAAAAGACATTGAGCAGGAACTTGCAGCACGAGTCAAAGCGATGGGAGGCATCGCACCAAAGTTTACCTCACCGGGATTTGATGGGATGCCTGACCGACTGGTGCTTCTGCCTCGCGGCAGAATGGGCTTTGTGGAACTAAAAGCACCGGGAAGAACACCGAGACCACTTCAGCTGGCACGGCACAGGCTGCTTCGGCAGCTTGGATTCAAGGTGTATGTGATTGACGAGATAAATCAAATTGACAGCGTATTGGAGGAAATCGACCATGAATGAACTTACGGTATTGGAACACAACAGCATTCGTGTCATGACCACGGATCAGCTTGCCGAGGCGTATGGATGCAGGGCAATTCATATCCAGCAGAATTTTAAGAACAACAGGGAGCGATTCGTTGAGGGGAAGCATTACTTCAAACTTGAAGGTGCTGATCTCAAGGCTTTCAAGGACTCACTCGAAAATATCGAGTCAGTTGTCGGGAGTCGCGCACCGTCTCTGATTCTTTGGACGAAACAAGGGGCGGCGCGCCACAGCAAGATGCTAGGAACCGAGCGGGCATGGGATGTTTTTGATGAGCTGGAAGAAAGCTACTTCAACCCTATGAGGAACATGACGCCCGAGGAATTTCTGCTATACAGTGCACAGCGAATGGTGGAGCAGGCAAAGGAAATCAAGGCGGCAAATGCCCGTATCGACAAGGTGGATGAACGGCTTCTCGATGTGGAGTCCAAGCAGATGACCATCGATGAGCACCACTACACCATCATCGGCTATGCCAACCTCACGGGAGTTCGTGGTGTGAGCCGGGATGCCGCCGCAAGACTCGGACGCAAAGCCTCGGCAATGTCCAGAAAGCAAGGCTACCATATCGGCAAGGAGTACGATGCAAAATATGGCTTGGTGAACACCTATCATGTGGATGTACTGCAGGAAGTTTTCAGGAGGTGATGCACTGTGAAGTTCATACCGCATGATTACCAGCAGTACGCCATCGACTTTATCGAAAGCCATCCGACTGCCGCCGTACTCCTGGATATGGGACTTGGGAAAACGGTGATTACTCTCACGGCCCTCAACGACCTGCTCTTTGACCATTTTGAGATTTCTCGCGTTCTCGTTATTGCACCGCTTCGTGTGGCGCGGAATACATGGCCGCAGGAGATCGGCAAGTGGGAGCATCTGAATCATATCCGCTATTCCGTTGCAGTCGGAACGGAGAAAGAGCGTCGGGATGCGCTTCGCAAGCAGACCTCCCTCTACATCATCAACCGCGAGAACGTGCCGTGGCTCGTGGAGAAAAACGACTTCACCTACGATGCCATCGTGATTGACGAACTCTCCTCGTTCAAGAATTGGAGCAGCAAACGGTTCAAGGCACTTATGAAGGTTCGCCCTCTGGCAAAGAGAGTCATCGGACTTACGGGAACGCCATCCGGCAACGGATTGATGGATCTCTTCGCGGAGTTCAAGGTACTGGACATGGGCGTGCGTCTGGGGCGGTTCATTACGAAGTATCGGCAGGATTACTTCAAGCCGGACAAGCGCAACGGACAGGTGGTGTTCTCCTACGCGCCACTTCCCGGAGCCGAGGAGCGGATCTACGAGAAGATTGCCGACATCACCATCTCCATGAAAGCCGCAGACCATCTGAGGATGCCGGAGCTGATCGAGAGCGAATACACGGTGAAGATGAGCGATGCTGAACGAAAGATGTATGCTGCGATGTGCGAGCAGCTTGTCCTCCAACTGAAGGGTGATGAGGTGACGGCGGCAAATGCCGGAGTCTTGTCCGGGAAACTCGCGCAGATGGCGAACGGTGCGGTTTACACTGACGATGGGACTACACTGCATATCCATGACCGCAAGCTCGATGCCTTGGAGGACATCATCGAGAGCATGAACGGCAAACCGCTCCTCGTGGCGTATTGGTTCCGACATGATGCGGAGCGCATCGAAAAGCGTCTGCCATGTGTCCGACTGGATACGGATGATGCAATCGCCTGTTGGAATCGCGGAGAGATCCCCGTCGCCCTGATCCATCCTGCAAGCGCAGGACATGGGCTGAACCTTCAGAGCGGCGGTTCGACCTTGGTGTGGTTCGGCATTACATGGAGCTTGGAACTCTACCAACAGACCGTGGCACGGCTCTATCGGCAGGGACAGAACTCAAACACTGTGGTGGTGCAGCACATCATCGCCGAGGGCACGATTGACGAGAGAATCCTCCGTGCCTTGAAACGGAAGGACAAGACACAGGCGGCACTGATTGAAGCCGTCAAAGCGGAGGTAACATCATGAACTATGAGATTCTGGCAAATGCCATCGTCGAACAGGCGGCAAAGGATTATCGGTGGGCTAGGGCGGCACTCGGCAAAGACGCAGAGAATGTTGTAGCGACAGCGATGCGTTCTGAGACAGAGCGGTTCTTTCGTTCCGCATGGTTCGGACAGCTGACAAGCATAGACGGAGAGTGGCTGCTTGAAAAGTTGGAGGGGGAATTTGCATGACAGCAAAAGAATATCTGAGTCAGGCATACCGTATTGATCAACGGGTCAACAGCAAGCTCCGTCAAGTGGACTCCTTGCGTGATCTCGCCACCAGAGCCACCTCCACAATGGGAACGGAGCCTGTCAGCGGCACGAGGAATGTCCATCGTTTGGCGGATACCATCGACAAGATTGTTGACTTGGAGAATGAAATCAACAATGACATCGACCATTTGGTAGATTTGAAGCGTGATGTTATGGCGACCATCGGCAAGGTACAGGATACCAATGCCCTCATGCTGTTGGAGCTACGGTATCTTAGCTTCATGTCATGGGATGAGATTGCGGGGGAGATGCACTACACTTCTCGATGGGTGCATATTCTCCATTCCAAAGCTCTCGTGGCCGTGGATAAAATTCTTGCAGCGGAGGTAGATCAGTCATGAGTTATCGGGAAGCATTAGAAGACAACATTCGTATCGGTAAGGATAAGTGTGGCTTTGAGGTTTATTACCCAGAGTGTCATATTTGTGGAGTGCCAGTCGCGACTTGGGCGTATAAAAAAGGGGTGAAAATTACCTGCCCTAAGTGTCGTAGCTTTTTTTCGGAAATAAGAAAAGTCGGCAATAATTTTCTTGCGACAGAAAAAAAGGTACGGAAGCTGGAAGCGGCAATCAAAAGAATCAGCAAGGTGGCACCTATAGAAAAATATCAACGAGCATATGATGTGATAAAAAAGCATCTTGGCCGTCCGGGTTGGTTTCAAAGCACGGAGGAAATCATGACTGCGTTGGAGCTTGTCCGTAAAGGATTAAAGATTCGTCATCAGGTGAAGATTTTTAATTATTCCGTAGACTTCGTTATCCCAGAATACAAGGTAGCCCTAGAGATTGACGGCAGACCGTTTCATGGAGCGGACTATGCGGATAAGCAGCGAAAGCGAGATGAAGTTATCGTTTGGAAGTTGGGCGAGGGTTGGGAGATTATCCATATCGATACAGATAATATCAACGCCAATGTCACGAAACTCGTCCCAGCTATCAAAGCTGTTTTGAAATCACGCAAAAAGACTTCACTAAAATTCTCTTGAGTTCCAGTGTTGACATGGTAAAATGGTGTTATCAAAAATATGCTTAAAGACTCGACCTCCAATGGGAGCAATCCCTGCGGAGGTTTTTTCATGCCGCAACGGAGGTGAAGCGATGCCGAGAAAACCGAAGCGTCCATGCCGCATGACAGGCTGTCCGAATCTTACGGATCGAAAAAGCTGTTACTGTGAGGCGCACGAAAAAGTTATGCAGCGACACTACGAACGATTCACTCGTGGCTACGATCAGCACGAGAGGTATGGCAGCGCGTGGCGCAGGATTCGTGACCGTCACTTGGCGGGGCATCCGCTCTGTGAGATGTGCAAAGAGCGGGGGAGATATGTCCTCGCGACGCTTGTGCATCACATCCGACCGATTTCGGATGGTGGTACAAACGATGAACGCAATTTGATGTCGCTCTGCGTGTCATGTCATGAACGGATTCACCGGCGCGGCAGTGGCGACAGATAGACCCCCTAGGGGGCGGTCAAATCTCTAAAACCGCGCCATTACTGGACCGGGGAGGGGGCGCACGCACAAAAACGTCAGTTCAAACGGGGTATTAAAGGAATGGGGGCGAGAAGATGGCGCGTGACGGCACAAATCGCGGAGGGCGGCGTATCCGGGCGGGAGATAAACCCGAAGCACTGGTGGACAAGATTGCGGGCGGGCGCACGGCGCACATCATGGAGTTCCCAATGACAGAACTGGACGGCACAGACCTTGTGGATGCCGCCGATCTCTACGGCGAGGAAATGCCGACACCGAGCGAGTTCCTGTCTGCGCGACAGCGGAACGGAAAGCCGCTCGGTGCGGGTGAGATTTTCCGCGAGACATGGCTGTGGCTGAAGGAGCGTGGCTGTGAGCGTCTTGTGAATCCTCGTCTCATTGAAAGCTATGCGCAGGCATTTGCCCGCTTCATCCAATGTGAGGAAGCAATGAGTCAATACGGGCTCATTGGCAAGCATCCGACCACAGGAGGTGCGATTGCAAGCCCTTTTGTTCAGATGGGACAGGCGTTTCAGAAGCAGTCCAATCTGCTCTGGTATGAGATTTTCGACATCGTAAAGCAGAACTGCACCACCACATTCAGTGGCTCTCCACAGGAGGATCGGATGGAACGGCTGCTGCGTTCGAGGAAGTAAGGAGGGAAGTCATTTGAACAAAACAACATCAGAGATGAAGCTCGTTCCGATTGCCAAACTCGTCCCGTATGCCAACAATGCGCGGACGCACTCGCCCGAGCAGATCAACAAGCTGCGCGGGAGTCTACGCGAGTTCGGATTCGTCAGTCCTGTCATTATCGACAAGGACTATGGTATTCTCGCAGGGCATGGACGTGTTGCGGCGGCACGGGCAGAGGGCATGGAGAATGTGCCGTGCGTATTCGTCGATCATCTGACCGAGGCACAGAAGAAGGCATACATCCTCGCAGACAACCGTTTCGCCCTCGATGCGGGATGGGATGAAGATATGCTGCGTGTCGAGATGGAAGCCCTGCAAGGCATGGACTTTGACATCTCGCTCACGGGCTTCGACGAAGCCGAGATTGCCGACCTGCTCTCACTGGATGATGGGGAGGCGCAGGAAGACGACTTCGATGTGGATGCGGAACTACAGAAGCCCTGTGTCGCGAAAACAGGAGATGTCTGGCATCTCGGCAAGCACCGTGTCATCTGTGGAGATTCCACACTGCCGGAGACATACGAGCGGCTGCTCGGCGGAGAAAAGGTAAATCTCGTCTGCACGGACCCGCCATATTTTGTGGCTCTGGAAAGTTCCTCCGGGAAAATCAAGAACGATGATCTGAATGACAAGGATGCCTACGAGTTCCTGAAATCTGCCTTTATTGCCTTCCACTCGGTGATGGCGACCGATGCTTCCATCTACGTTTTCTACGCAACAGCAAAAGCCCGTATCTTTCATGACGCTTATGAGGATGCAGGCTTTAAAGTTGGCGCGGGGCTGGTATGGAAGAAAGACCGCCTCGTCCTCACACGGACGGATTGGAAGTACATCCACGAGCCGATCATCTGGGGATGGCGTAAGGATGGCAGACATAGGTGGTATGGCGACCAGAAGCAGACCACCGTCTTTGCATTCGATCGTATCAAGGACTCGAAGAAGGACGGCTGTGGACATCCGTCCTCGAAGCCCGTGCCGCTCATTGCGTATCTCATCAAGCAGTGTGCGCAGACGAATGGTATCGTTCTTGACGGATTCCTCGGTTCTGCATCAACGCTCATCGCTTGCGACCAGTTGGGGCGTATCTGCTACGGTGTGGAGCTTGAGGCGAAATTCGTGGATGTTGCTGTTGAGAGATACATCCAGAGCAAGGACGGCAATGCCGAAGATGTGTTTTTGGAACGTGACGGTGAGCGCATTCCGTATGTGGATGTGCCGAAACCAAAGGAGGAATCGTGATGCGTGTGTTTTTGAATCCTGGTCATGCACCGAACGGGAATCCAGATCCCGGTGCGTGTGGGTGTGGGCTGCGAGAGTGTGATGTGGCAAAGAACGTCGCTGACCTTGTTGCGGGCTATCTGAGTGCCGCAGGTGTTGAGGTGGTTGGCAACATGCAATCCGACAGTCTGCATGAAGTTGTCTCGGCCTCCAACAACAGCGATGCGGACGTATTCGTCTCTATCCACTGCAACGCCTGTAACGGCACGGCAAACGGAACGGAGGTCTGGCACTTCTACGGAAGCGGAGAGGGAGAGAAGCTGTCAAGCTGCATTCAGAACCAGATTGTGGATGCGCTCGGAACTGTGGATCGCGGCGTGAAGGGAGCAAAGCCCGGTGTCAACGGTCTGTACGTTTTGAGCAACACGGATGCGGTCGCTGTTCTCGTGGAACTTGCGTTTATCGACCATGCGGGCGATGCGCAGCTTCTTGGGACGCAGCAGGATGAATTTGCCCGCGCCATTGCGCGTGGGGTAACGGACTATGAAGGAGAGTGTTGAAGATGAAACTGGAACACATTCAGAATGAGCTGAAAAATCATGTGGGGGACTTTGTACGGACGGAGGCGAAGGAAGCGACCGTCCTATGGCTGCACGAGAAAGGTCTCCCGGCGGCGCGTGAGGTGTCGGCGGCATACACGGCAGCACTGAAGGAGAGCGCGGAGAAGGAGACGGGATGGTGCAGATTCCGCGACCGCATCTTCCTACCGCTCGTCATCGACGGCGCGATCTGGATGACGGGCAAGATGCTCGAGCGCATGACCACTCCTCATTCTGTGAAATGATGACACGCTGTGGTTTATCTCACTGAGGCTATGGGTGTATACAACACAATTTGCTTGCTAATTATCCCGGCTAGAGTGATGAATGTAATGACCAAAGTTCATAAAGGAGGTTTTCAAAATGAAGGTCAATTACAACATCCAGAAGAAAGAGCGCAAGGCGATGGTCGGGATCGTCAGCAAGGTGTTGGGCATCAAGCCCGTCTACTGCGGCGCACCGAGCTTTTCCTACAAGGTCGGTGCATTCGAGATCACGAAGGCGGGCATCCTTTGCTTCGACGATGCCACCGACGAAGCGACTGTTGCGCGTGTGCGCACGGCACTGCACGAGGCGGGCTTCATGTCCGAGGACGGCGAGAACGAGGCTTCCTGCGCGGACACAGGGGAAGACAAGCCGATCCAGACGGAAGCGGCAGAGGATGAACTCGCCGCAGTAGAAATGGCAGAGATCGAGCCGAGCCAGACAGAAGCCGTCGAAGATAATGTGCCAGTCCAGATGGAAACGCCGGCAGAAGTTATCGCGATGGAGGAAGCCGTCGCAGCAACCGATGAGGATAGTCTTTCCATCAGCCTTCCACGCACCCTTTTCACCGAGACGGCACTGCAGAATCTCGACGCACTCCTTCTGAGCAAAGGGCGGCTGATTCGCCACGCTTTCGACATCAGGGAGGCAACCTACACGCTGACCGATGACCGCATCACCTTTGCATGGTTGCACGGCACGATCACCGACGAGACGGCAAAGGCATACGCTGAGTTCATCAGTAAACTCTGCCTGATGGCGCGGACGCAGAAGCGCGTCACGGCAAAGGAGAAGATTGTGGACAACGAGAAATACGCATTCCGCTGCTTTCTCCTGCGTCTTGGCATGATCGGAAACGCCTACAAAGAGTCGCGCAAGATTCTCCTGCAGAACCTCACGGGCAGCAGCGCGTTCAAGAGCCGACATCGGAAGGAGGCTGAGGATCATGCGGTTTCCGAGTAGAGAGCAGATCGCCGCACTGCGGCAACGGTACCCGCGCGGGACACGGGTGGAACTCCTCGGAATGGACGACCCGCAAGCCCCGCAGACAGGAACGAGGGGCGAGGTCATGGGTGTTGACGACGCGGGGCAGCTTCTTGTCCGATGGGAGACAGGATCGTCACTCAGCCTGATCCCCGGCGTGGACTCCTTCCGTATCGTGCAGAAAGGCGGTCAGTCATGAACGAGAAGGTTTTCTCGCAGATCATGGACATCCGCGATTCGGGGCGGGTGAATATGTTCGACGTTCCCGGTGTTCAGCGGATGGCATTCGAGATGGGCTACTACGAACTGGTCTTCTTCATCGAGGAAGACCGTGCGGCGTATGTACGATTTATCCTCACAGGTGAGCAATAGCCGACAGTTTCAGCGATTCAGCACAGCCTTTCGGGGCTGTGTTTCTCTCGAAAAACAAGTGTAGTTTATCCGAAATATGACTTGCTATATTCTGCGTTTAGAGCAAATATGTAAATGACAAAGGGGACAACCTACACAGAAAGCGAGGAACACAAAATGAAAAGCGCAGAAGCAAGATGGCCGAAGACCACCACGATGGAGCACCTCGATGA